GCTCAACATTCGTAACATTCCCTAGCCCCACTTGTTGCTTAGTGACGTTGTGGGGGTTGTTTTGGTTTTGAATGTGACCTGTAAGGTCTGCTTGATTCGCTTTATTTGTTGTTTGGTTGCCGATAATCGCTTCAAGACCATCGATGTCTGCAACCTTGTGACGATGGGTTGCATCGGCTTTCCCGTTCCATTTTGTGCGTTCCTCAATCGATACATGTCGTGATGTATCTCTGCTATGATTGTCAATGCTATTTTGCAACTTAGTTTCTGTTGATTTCAATTCAGAAATAGAGGCATAGACCAAATTATTAGCATTGTATTGAATGGTGATCTGACTATTTTTGCTGATAGTTGTATTGAAATCATAATCTCGATATACATAAGCAGATGTTTTAGGAGGAATCACATCCCCCTGCTCTGCCCAGGTATACATATACATGAACTCTTCATGATTTCCACGTTTTGCAAACACACCGATTTCATTGACAACCATTTCACGTTCAATTTGTGAATTATCAAACCGAGCTGTAAGACGAATCGTATCAGCTACATCCGTTGATAAAGACTGCGCCACCTGCAAAGAATGAACTACTTGTACAATATTGTTCTTCTTGCCAATGTCAGTCCGATGCCGTCCGCTCCCCAAAGCTATGCGAGTAAAGACCAGTGGTTCTCTATTTTGAATTGCTAGGGCTGTTTCGCTGATTGCTTTATCGGTCACAATAGGCTGGATAAAATATCCCATTTATTTCCTCCTATCCAAATCGAACTGAACGAATATCACTGAATGTATGAGCACTAATATAAATCGCGTTCATCATCGGTGCTTCAACTGAGAACTGGATTCCTAAATGAGCAGGAATCAATTCACGCACATACTTTAAAAAACGGTTCAAATATCCAGTCGGTAGTTCTCCTAAAAATCGGATATGTACCGCTGAATCCTTGACTGTTACTAAGTTATTGACATTCGTAAAGCTCTTTGTAATTTTTTGTAAGCTCACTGAGTTAATTTTGATTTTGGAAGAAATTAAAGTGATTAGATATCGCCTTCGTTCTTCCAAGTCTGTCGTTTTCGGTTTTACCTGAAGGGCCTTTTCCCATCTTGCAAGCCAGTCTTCTGTCGCTTCTGGCAGCAGCATCAACCTTCTGGTATCAAAGATTAAGTCTGTAATCAATTCCAACTCTGGAATCTCAGTTTCAAACAAATCATTGATTGTTGGATCTAAAACCTCTGGTAAAGCCGATAACATACGATATCTAACGTGCGACATTGATAGTTACCTCCGCTAACTTAGGAAGCATGTTCGTAGAAAGCTCAATACTTTGTTCCCTATCATTCAACAAAATACGATCCACATCTCGAACCCCGTTAATTCTGTCAATGATTGTGGCAACTTTATAGTTCCGAACCTCTTTCTCTTCAAATGCTTCTTCACGTAAGTATTTAATGAGTTGAACTCTCGCCTCGTTCTTGATTGTTTCAACATCTACATCTTCATCAATCTTGATAGTTGCAGTAATACGAACGTTATAGCCGCTTACAGACTGCACAGTCACATAAGCACCGATTGGAGCTACACCTAGCCCATGGCCACTTGGTTCAGGATCCAAGTAATTCTTGAATTTCTTTACCAGCTCTGGACTTGCTTCATTGCCGTCAGCATCCGTAATAGATACACGTACCGTGTTTTCTCCCTTCCAAAGCGGTTCAATAAGTGCTGAACCAACACCAACAAACTCGCTGGCCCACTTCTTGTATTGGGCGATGTTCCCGTTTAAAGTCGGTGTTTTCAAGTACTCAATAGTCCGTTTGCGGAGTTGTTTATCTGTCTCTTCGTCTTCTCCTACGACGATAACAGAGCCGATTTCTGCTCCTTTAAAGTCGCTCAATACATCAATGTTGATGAGTTGACCTCTTACATAGTTAGGTGCATTTCCGACTTGTTCAGCTGCTACGCTATACTCAAATCCAGAGCGTCGTTCTAGGACACGGAAATTATACTCACTATTAACCACACTGAAACGAGTCCCAAGTGGGATTTCCTGTTTGAATTGAACCAGTCGGACCGATGCCGTGGCTGGCAAGCGTTCAACTCCGAACTGCCTACATAAACGAGTTAGGAAGATTCCTGTACTCGTATCTAAAAAGTTGACTTCCTCATACGATTTTAAAACCGTATACTGAATGGCAACTTCTCGAGCTGCAGGCGCAACTAGATTGTACAAGACAGATCCTTGTCTTTTGTCATACTTATCATCAAACAAGGCCAGCATATCCTCTAAAATTTCTGGATATGTTTTTACCTTTATCATCGTTTCACCTCCAAATCCATCTCAAATGTTCCAAAATCACTATCAACCATGAACTGCACATAAAACTCATCTTTCTTTACCTTAGTAGAAAAAGAGTGAACCTCATGAATCCTGTCATCTTCATATAAGGCTTCTTTTATGCGCCGTGCAATATCCATCTGGGCATAATCCATATCCCCACCAAATAAAGCATCTAACTCTACACCGTATCGATGGTCATAAATCGTATAGATGAACCGTTCAGTTGTCAGCATGCGTCTGATTGATTGCTTCAGAGCATGAATGCCATCTGTTTCTAGCAAGATATTAGTTTCATCTAGTGTTAAGCTAGGCTGTTTCTTAGCTTCGACAACATTTTTAGCTATGTTTAAAAAGTTTGTTTTAGGAGTACTCATTCATCAGAACCCCCTTTCACTTTGCGCTTGTAGCGGAAAATTTTCTTGTACAAGACATAATAAAACCCTCCACCATCTTGTCTGATGAGATGAAGGGTTTGCCCAACGTATTCAGGATCCAATGCCTCATCAGTCCATGTGACAGCAAGCATAGAATCATCTAAAATCAACTCATTGGTCAATTGAATTTTGAGTGGAGAAACCGATAAAACTACACCAGTCGTTATCTTTGCGAACTGGCGATTTTCAATGAAATTACTAATCAATTTCTTTAGATTTTCTATTACTTCCATCTACTCACTTCCTGCCATGAATAATTTAATTTCCATCGTGTGCTTTTCTGCACTGAAGGAATGAGCCGCCTCTTCAATGACATACCATCCTTTCTTCTCAATATCCTTAACATCCACATAGACTGCATGACCTGCTAAAAAGTCAATACTTCCAATATCAGCTTTTAGACTGAAAGTTTCTTTGGGGCGGTTTTTCATCTTCAAGAGCATTTCGCCCCATTGCTTGATTTGCCCCTCAGTCGCTTTCTCATCCACTTTTTTCATGTACTGGAGTTTTCCCCAAGCTCCGATGCTGTAGCTGTCCTGATAGATGTAGACTTCTCTCTTTTTGGTTTCTTTGTTCTCTTGGATCAAGCGGACAATATTAGCACTATCCTCAATCGAACCTTCAAACTCAAAGCTAGACATAAAGGATTCATTCCCGATAATGTACTGGATTGGTAAGTTTTTTGGAGTTGTTAGTGTCAACTCTCCAAACTTATCATACAGGACCAGCAACTCTCCACTTTGCACCAAGGTCTCATCCATGGCCTCCTGAATAATATCCAGAGCCTTCTTATCTTCCTTCAACTGAGGGGATAAGGTCACGGCTGGGGCTTTTAGTTCCCCAATCTTCAAATCAAAATCTCCTGCGATTGCCGAGACGATTTGATTGACGTTTTTGTCCTTGGCAACAAAGTTGATATTGCGTAGTAAGTACTTTATCTGGTCGTGGAAGGTCAAGGTTGTTTTGGTATCTTTTTCGTACTTGATTTTCGTCAAATAACCAAAGAACACCTCTTTATCATCTAGCTTAAAAGCGAGCGGAGAACCATATTCAAAAGCTACTTTTGTAGAGTTGTACAAGGTAATCTCCACGCTCCAAGCCGACCCTTTTCTAGTTGTCTTGAATTCGACCTTTTCAGACACAGTTGCTAAATCCCATGTATCTCCAGTTTTATTGTTCTGATAGAATAATTGCATCATGGTATCACAAACTCCTGTCCAGGATAAATCCAATGAGGATCTTTGATTTTGTCTTTGTTGGCTTCGTAAATTTCAGTATATCGACTGCCGTCTCCGTAAAAAGTCTGAGCAATTCCCCACAATGTATCACCGCTCACAACCGTATGGCTTTTTTGAGCAGGTTTCTCTGTTGTGGCACTACGTTCTTCAGTAGCTTTAGCCTGCGGTTTCTTTTTAGTAGCCTCAAGTGCTTGCTTGTCTTTGATGGTGACCTTTCGTGGCTTGTGAGACCGATATTGTAAGAACTTAATCTTATAAATTAGGTCGTTTTCATACCCTGTCTTGGTAGAGACATCGAACTGTTCCACTAGAAATTTACCGTTAATCGCAGAACCAAAAGCACCCCCAATCATTAATTGAATAGGAGTGCCTTCAGTCTTAAATTTACGAATTGAAGAGACAAAGGATTCTGGAGAAACACGGCTATTCCGTTGGTAATTTCCGTCGTATCTTCCACTAGGAATAAAGGATTCAAACTCAATCGATTGAAGCTCTGGATTTCCGACAAGCGGAACGTTACCAGTATCGATGATAGCGACTGTCTCAATTCCTTGTTTGTCCTCCAGTTTGATTTCTTCTGGATTCACTGGCAATTTAATGCCTTCGATAAATATAAACATCTGCTACCTCCTTCCTAGTAAGCCATAAGGCCGTCAGCGCCGTTATTCAAAGCGTCTACAATGGTTGCATTCAAATCATCCAATACATTAGCATACTGACCAGCGTTGTTAATGGAGTCAATGTTGGTGACAATCTCTGGTTTCAAGGTAATAAAGTTCTGTTGCCACTTCATTGTCGCAACGTCCTTAATTAGCTTGATGTATTCATCGTCCAGTTTGATTTCATCTTCAATCTTGCCGACTTTGTCTAATTTACCACCAGTAGGATTGTGGCCGCCGCCACCTTGTCCTCCGTCTCCTTGTCCAGGTGCTGAACTTGCTGGGCTTAGTTCATAAGGTGTCTTTCCTTGGTCACCCAAGAAATTATTTCCTGCACCGTTGGCATCTCCAGCTCCTTTGAAGAAACCGCCGACAGCCTTATCGATACCTTGACCGATTTCATACCCTTTATTAAAGGCTCCCATTCGGTCTCCGAGTTCAAGATAACCCAATTGTGGAGTGTCAAGGTGCGGAGTTTCTAAACTAGCTTTGTGTTGTTTGAGACCATCTGCCAAGTGCAGACCTTCAAAGGTCTTTTTAACTGGTTTCTGCATGCTATCAATCGCACCAGCTACATCTCCTGCGAAATTAGTTCTACCAAGCGAAACCGAACCAACTGCACTGATGTTCAACCCAAGACCATTCAAGAAGCCAATCATGCTATTAAATCCGCTAAGGACAGAGTTAATCATCCCTTCAACCGAACTAATAACACTATTGACCATGCCATCTACAAATCCTGCAATAGCAACAGCCATATCACGGCCACCTTGAGCGATATCATACCAAGCGCTTTGAACTTGGAAAGACATCTCGTTCCATAAGTTGACTGCACCAGTAACAAACCAGTCAATAAAGTCTAAAATGCCTATCAAAATAGTTAAGATAGCCTGATAGAGGAACATCCAGAATGCTATTGCGGTATTCACATACCAAAAGACGCCTTGTAGCATCATATTAATCACCCAGATAGCTGCATTGGCAATACTAAGAAGTATATTCCAAATGGTCATTCCTAGGTAAAATATAGCCCCTATGATGATTCCTGTAGCTGATACGGCTGCACCAGTAAGATTGTTAAACCATGCGACCAAGGCATAGAAGAGGCCGATAAGAATAATGACTGCCATGACAATCAACATGATTGGGTTCATTGCCATCACTGCATTAAAACCAGCCATTGCTGTTTTAGCTACGTTGGTAGCGATACTAAATAGTTTAGTAGCGATCTCTGCTGCGTTCATGGCAACTACATAGGTACCTATAGCAATTGCTACGGCAATAATAATCGGTTGAATGACAGACCAGTTATCAGCCACAAATTGAGCAATCGGAGCTAACATACTCCAAACAGCCCCAATCATATCCATAGCAAAGATAACGGCTTGAACGACATATTGAAGCACCGTGGCTACAATCTGGGCAAATTGTTGGAAGGCGGACGAGTTCACTATCTGATTAATCTTAATTGATATTGGTTCAAGCGCCTTGGTCACAAAATTCAGGAAGTTCTGCCATGCCCTGCCCCAAGTTAGGGGCATGTTGCGGAATTGTTGATCAATCGCATCACTTGCATCCAGCATGGCAGTTTTTACAATGTCAGCTGTAATCTTCCCATCTGCTCCAAGTTTTTTAACCTCGCCACGGCTAACGCCTAGCTTGTTGGCAATAGCTTGGATTAAGGCTGGTGAAGTCTCAGCTAGAGAACGTAGTTCATCACCCTGCAACTTACCACTAGCCATAGCCTGCGTAAGCTGAAGCATGGCGCTTTTTTGTTCTTCAATGCTTGCGCCACCAACAACAAAGGATTTGTTCATAGTTTCCAAAAAGGCAATTGTTTCGCCGTTATTTTGGAAAACATCGCCAGCCTGCATCCGCATCTTAGCGACACCGTTTGCCATGGTTGTATAGACCGAGCCTGTACGCTGTGCGGATGTATAGATAGACTTTTGCAGTTCCTCTGTCGTCTGCGTACTATCTCGAATCATATCTAAACGAGCGTGCATATTGGCATACTCGTCTGACATGCCTATAGCTTGCTTGGTAATTTTAGTAACCGCAATACCAGCTAAAGCGGTCTTCAACAATCCTTTCAAAGATACTAATCTACTTAGTTTGTTAGAAGCATTATTAGAGGCATTCCCTAAATCTCTTAGAGCCAGTTCTTCTTTTTTTAGTCCTGCAGCTGCTAGCATTGCGCTGCTTATAAATCTACCGTTAATATCAATGAGTCGCCCAGCTTTATTGACAAAATATTGGCCAGAATCGCCAGCTTTTTTCATAGCTGACTCTTGCGCCTTCATGGCTTTATCTATGCCAGAACCTGCATTTTTGACACGCTCCATAGTCGCATAGATTTTACTTAAAGTGCCTGTGACTCTATCGGTCAAAGACATGGTTGTTTGTATATTTGCCAATAGAATCACCTCACTTCTTCATTCTTTTACGTTGTTTCGCCTCTTCGTGCATGACTGCAGCGAAAAAGGCTTTCTCTTCTACATCCATATTCACAAATTCACTAGGGCGAATGTAATAGTTTACGAGGGCGAAGTAGGCAAGTTGTGCCTCCGCGTCCTCTTTTATTAGTTTTTTGCCTCGTCAACCTTGTCTTGGAAAGTTTGGTTGATACCGCTGAGTTCAGTCACAGCTTCCAAAATCAAGGCGCTTTCGCCCCAGTTAAACATAGTACCGAATAACTCAGAAGCTCCCATTGCTCCATAAGAATCTTGCAATTCTTTATCGTTAAGGTCAGGAACCACGATAGACGCAATACAGATTTCACGGTTATATTTAACACCGTCAAAAACACGCTCTTGACGTCCATTACGACCAGGCTTATTGACAAAGCAACGGTCATTGATTAAGTCCGCTTCACGAGCGCTCAAGACTCGAATTTTAACTGGTTCCTCAAAAGAAGGAAGCAAGACATCCTTAGTCTCTTCCCCTTTTTTGTTTTGTTTCAAAAACGCTTGTAATCCACTCACCACTATTTCCTCCTTGTGTTAGTATGTAATTTCTTGGAATTCTGATAGGATATCAAAATCTTGGAATGTGAAGTCCGTTTCTTCGTCAATGACCTCATCCGCTGATCCATCTAGTTTAAAGATAAGTGACTCTTTGAACAGAACACCTTTCAAAACAATTGTGTAACGGCCTGCACGAGATGTGCGGTCTTCGTTGGTACACTTAATATCGATACGAGGCAACAAGCCGTTTTTAACGTATTCCAAAGCCATCTTCTTCAATTCAGGACGATGGTAATACATCTTCACAGTTCCTGTACCTTCTGCACCGACAATCTTACCACCCTTCATACGAGAGTTGAGAGGGGTAACATCAGCTTTTGTGTATTCAATTTTTGCTTCTAGAGAGATAAGCTCTGCTAGTTCGTACTGCTTGTCATTGATTGTAAAGAAGACCGTTCCTTCTTTAGCTGACAAAGCATCTAATTGGTTCATAATAGCCATTAGCTAGTTTCTCCTTTCTTAATCACAGATAACCGTCATGTACAAGATTTCCATAGCGTCTGTCAAGACAACTGGCAAGTTCACCACAACTGATTCTTTAGTGATACCTTGTGAAATCTCAATATCTTTAGCTTGGTACTCCAAGGCTTGCTTTTGAGCAAGTGGGTCAAGGACCATTGTGATGATTCGTTGTTTAAACAGCTCACGACCATTCACGTTGTTTGGTACTTTACCGATGAAGTAGTTTTCAAAGATGTACTTGACGTTAGCATTGATATTATCCATTGTACGAACAAGTTTGTTCTTACCAAAAATACGACTGTGTTCTGCCGTATAGCTAGTAAATGAGTTCACATCTGACAGGATAATAACTTTTTCATTTCGATAAGCAAAGATAAGCTGACCTTTATTGATGAGCTTTTCAGCCTCTGCTTCGTTCTTACGCTCACAGTCGATAGCGCCTGGATAAGACTTGAATGTATTGGATTGCAAGCCAGCCCCTGCGTACTTACCAGCTACGAAGTATACACAGTCCTTAGCGCTTAGTTTCGTACCGTCGCTTAATGTAACCCCGTTACCCACTGATACAACACCTTCATCGTCAGCATCCGTGTAATCATTCAAGACTGCAATAACTGAACGACCAGCGTCACGCCATTTCTTGATATGAGCCGTAACAAGTGCTTTTGTTGCACTTTCATCTGTACCCAGAGCCAAGACACGGAAGTCTTGAGTATCGAGTGCATTTAGGAAATCTTCAACCTCTGAATTGGTTGTAGCTCCATCGGTACCACCTTCAAGCAAGATTGTTTTATCTTCTGTTGTTAAAGTACCAGTCACATTCACATAGTCATTCTTAAATGGCAAGGCTGTGATGATTTGTTTATCAACTTCTTTTCCAAAGAAAACTGTTGTTACCTCAAAACCAGTCTCGACTTGTTTCTTGAAGATAACATGAATATGGTTACCAGCCAATCCTTTGTATTTAGCTGTAACAATCATATCATTTTCTGTTTTCGTCGCTTGTACCCCAGTGTTATTCACACCATTATAGACAAGGACCTTACCAGTTCCTTTCAAGGCTTCACGAATTGGAAGAAGTTCATCAATCGGTTTACCAAATAGTCGACGGAAATTACTTGTGCCGTCAACAAGTGTGAAAGCACCAGGTTCCCCCCAAGATCCAGCAATCATAACTGCTGCAATCGTATTGTCTTCCAAAGGAATAATCACATCATCTCTTGATACGAAGTTGATGTAGGCCTTTGGAACTCGTTTATTCTGTACTGTCCATTGTGCCATTAGTTAGCTACACCCTTTCTCCAGTCTTCTAAAATGCGTCTTACTTCTGCTAGTGAGTATGACTGGTCATCTTCCAGCAAAATATTTAACAAAGTTGCATCATCTTCAAAATACTTGAGTAGCGCCTCTTTGCCAAATTTGTCTTCAGTGGTTGGTACCACTGGTTCGGTTACATAACCTACTTCTTCATTCATTTCCATGAGAAGTTTCACCTATCCTTTCTAATATTTGCATTGTCGGTTCTTCTTCAACCCATCGAACGTATCGAGTGATTGTAAATGTGCATATCAAATCATTCGCATTGTATTCCACCTTCAAGTCATTGATAGGGTACTTATCCCCTAAATAACGAAAAGAAGGCGAATTAAACACCGTTTCAATCTCCTCAAACTTCTGGTACAAGTCGGTTGTTTTTTCGGTGTAGTAATGCAGCAAGACAATAAAAACCTGCTTATCGTTTTGGTTGGCCAACCGCTTCCGAGTCACAGGTTTCACCTCTACAATAAAACAAGGTGTTTTCAATCCTTGCTGGATTTGTTCGTCATACACCTTGCACCCAAACACATCTTTGAGTTGCTTGATGACGAGTGGTCTAATACTATAATCCACCTAATCCCTCCTTTAGCCTCTCTTCGATTTGTTGCGTGATTTGTGGGATTCTCTGTTTAATCTGTTCTTCTGTCAGTCTCATCATAAAGCGCCCTTCGACCCAAGGATTGACCAAGCGCTTGCCAATTGCAGGAACATATCGCCCTACTTTCTGACGGTGTCCGCTTTCGACGAAAGAAGCATATTCCATAGGGTTGAATGCGATAACCTCGTACACATTCCCATTTTTGCTTACTTCCATCTTCCAGGATTGATTGAGTTTACCTGTTAGGCCCTTTGGTGTTCGTTCCTTAACCTCTTTCAAAAAGGCTAGGCCGATATCTTTAGCAGCCTGCATAAACTCAGAGTCAATGATTGCCTGAGCTCGTTCAAGTCGTTTCAAGAACTCTTGAACATCACTATCATCATAGCCACTCATGCCGTCTCACCACAATTTCTTGATGTGTGACATAAACCATTGGATCTTCACTGGTCAGGTATTTAACGCCGTCCACGACCAATTTACTACCAGCTTTGATAGCAAACTTAGGTGAACAGAAAATCTTGTGTTCTGTCTTGAGTTGATGTGCTTCATTCTGCTCTGTATTCACTAAGTTGCGAACAGAGACACGACAGGGTACCTTCTTGTAGACTTCTTTGAATTCTACGAAATCAGCTCCGTTAGGCTTCGTACCCTCGACAGTATCAAACACATCCATCTTTTTATCATAGGTCCATTCAATACTTGGTCTTGCCTGAGATAAGACATCATTGATATTCATCCTACCACCTCAACTTTCTAAACCGCTGTAGCTGACTGGTAAAGTCCAGCAAGACACTTTCAGCACGTCTGGCAACATCCGACTTGCTCAATTCGACACGAGTATCTCCAACAGAAATATTCTTGCCTTGGACAGCTTGGTCAGGATTGCAAACAACATAAACCATCTGAATGGCCACAAATCGCAACTCTAAAGGAAAATCCTCACGATTACAGTAGTTAAGAATGTTCTGCATGACTTCATCGACCACTAACTCTTCTAGATAGCATGTATAACGTTGTTCATACAAGTCAATCAAGGCTTGTCTAGCATCTTCGTTATGCTTTTGAATTTCTTCCGATGTTCTCTTCTCCATCAGCAGAACCTCTCTTTCTACTTATCGTCTTTAGTGGATTTTTTAGATAGTTTTTCAAGTTCTGCGAGAGCTTGGTCACGTTCAGCAACTACTGCATTGTACTCTTGAATGGTGTAAGTGCGTCCGCCTGTAGCTGGTTCTACCACTACATACTCACCGTCATTAATTTCTACAACATCGTAACCATCTTCCAGGAAGGTTACTTTTTCTAGTTCGTCAATGTTGAGGACACGGTTATCCTTTTTTACTATTAACATTTTCTATCCTCCTTTTAAGGTGCAACGACAAATGCTAGACCTTCGTGCTTAGTCTGGAATAGCAATACATCATCGTAAGATTGTTCGTAGTACAAGTAGTTACCGCTTGAAGAAGCGCTTGGTGCGTCAAGTCCTACAAATTCATATTTTTGTGGCGCTGCCATACATGGAATATGAATCAAGAAGAAATGAATTTGTTTAGCAGTTGGGTCAACCTTAGCTCCATTTGTGAAATTGTACAAGGTCTTCATACGGTCAGATGGAATAGATGGTTCAATCGTCACATCGTCCAAACGACCAATAGAACGGTCAATCACTGTACCTTGGCCATGGATATTAACTGTACGACCGAATTGCTTAATGTTCTTGATCATACGTTTAACTGCTGGCGTACAGAAAATAACACGACCTTCTGCTGGTACCCCAGCTTCGTCCATTTGTTCCATCAGCTCATCAAAGGTTGCGAGGAAGTTTTCCTCACTCAAATTCAATGACTTGATTTGTTTACTTTCTGTATCCAGTGCTTTCTTACGTGAGAACAATTTAGATACCATGAATTTATCCATTTCTGGGACTTTTTCAGTATCGTTGAACGTTTTAGTGATGTTAGCAATGGAAGTAACATAGTTAGTTTCATCAACATCTGATGGGTCTACTAGTGTTGACCAGTAACGCTCGTTGGTCAATGTGTATGTTTCCCATTGGTTTTCATAGTTAGCGTCAATACTAGTAATTGTGCGACGTGTACGGTCTTTACGTCCTTCCTTAATCAAAAGACGTGGCACTTTTACTTCTTTAGCTCCTGTGAATTTCAAGAGTGTATTGGATGGAGAGTTCCAAAGTTTGTTAGTGAATAACAGTCCGTTTTCACTGTAACGATTTTGCAAACCTTGTTGGTAAGCCTGTGCATAGTTCAATGTTGCTGGCATATCTGTTCCTCTTTTCTATTTTTTGATTATAGATCTGACGTAAACGCATTAATCATCTGCGTTGTCAGGTCGTTAGCAACTGTTTCTTCTTGTGTTGCCCCTTGTGGCTTAGCACCAGCGATATGTGGTTCTACGGCCTTTTCTGGAGCAAATAAAAAGCTTTTAGATTCCTTCAAAGCAGTCAACTGTTCATCTAATCCAGTCACCGCTCCGTTGTCACCTAATCCCAATTTAGACTTATCTAGTAGACTAGACACGATTCCAGCGTCGTGAACCTTGCCACTCAAGTGCATTTCAATAGCATGATCTAACTGCATTGTCTTGAGTTGTTGTTCATGTTCCTTCTGTTGTGTCTTGTACTTGCTGTCCAAGTCTGAGTATTTTTGTTGTAGGTCAGCATTGCCTTCAGCATCTTGTTTGAGCTGTTTCATGTCCTTATCACGCTCTCTCAACTGGTCTTGCAAGCCTTTGGCATTATCTTCTGCAGCAGATACCTTTGCTTGTAAGTCCTGTGTTGATTTGCCGTGTTCAGACATAACTGCTTCAACTTGTTCTTCAGTCAATCCTAACTGTTCCAAAAATTTACGATTCATTTCTTTTCCTCCTGTACGTTTGTTTAACGTGGCAACGACCACGACATCTTGGTAAAGTAAAAAAGCCTTTTAACGCCATGCTCAGGGCGAAAGACACTAGTCGATTTGAACTAGTTTAGCGATTCGGTTATGTAAGTTTCTGATTTTTCGCTGTTCTTCTATGTGTAGCACTAGCTTTGTTGTAATGACGGTTACAGCAATTGTTAGTGCTATTTTTGTATACATCCTCAAGGCAATACCTCCAACATATAAATTTAACCGTACGGGATTCCATACGGTTAGAGCATAAGAAAACCGCCTCGATTTCGATGCGGTTAGTTTTATAATTCGATTCCTTCGATTTCTGATCGAACTTCGAGCCAGTATAAATACTGACCCATGGCACGTTTTTGATTTCTTAAAACTTCAATTGAGCATTTTGGCTCAAATTCAAGCGTACCAGCTTCGTATTTGATAATCATTTTATGTAATTTTGTATATTTATCCTTAAGCGAATTATACTCATCGATAAAGCGTTCTTTCCAATCTTCCATATCTTTGCTCCTTTCTAAGCATAAGAAAAGCACTTAGATCTTTCTAAGTGCTTAATAATATAGTTGCAACAATGTGTCAAAATCATCTTCGAAAACATTTTGACTATTTTGTTTTATTTGGTCGATGATTTTATTTTTTGTCTCTCTATCCAAAGGTAATGTTTCAAAGGCTTCTTCTTTTACTAAGAATTCACCATTTTCTCCCTGGAATTCTTTTGTAATTTTTCTAATATGAGTCTCGAAATCGATAGATTGAAGTTCTTCGTCGTTGATGTTATCTTCAATCGCATCTAGCAGCAAACTAATTGAAATTTTAATCATCTTTAAGCACCCCTAACTTACTGCGGTTATAAACAACTGTATACAACCCATCATTATGCATTGCTTTATAACCATCGTAGCCATGAAGGATAGCAAAAACATCTGCATTAGAGTCATTTATTCCTACTTGACTCATCAAAAAATAGTAATATTCATACAATTCATTATCATCGTCTAAATTTTTCAACCAAGTATGCTTTTCTTTTTTATAAAGTTCGTCAGTTAAAAATTTAAAATCGGAAGGGTCGTAAAAAGCTTTTATTAGTAGTGGATTTGGTCCTTTATTAGCATATCTCTCAGCAACGAAACGACTTCCGAAATACAAACCGCGCCCATGGGCAGATTTCACTCTACCGCTTAGGTCTAATTTACCGTTTCTGAAATTATCCTTTAAGGTTTTTGACTTTATTTCTCCAGATTTGCTATCACTTACACCACGGTATATGGTCTCTAATCCAACAATATAGTTGTCATTAAGAATATTCGGTTTCCTATCATAGCCAACTCGTTTATATAAAAATCTTATAAATTTAGATTTCTCATCATCGTACGGTTTAGAACGATCGGTCAACTTTTTATTTGCGAATAATTCTAAAATATTTTTACCAGTTTCTTTTTCGTACTCTTCCGAAACTGCCTTCAATCTTTTAGATATGTTTAATATTCTTTCTTTGTCACCTATATTATCCTCCGTTAATGGGTAAAAGTCAAATTTTTTTATATTTCCTTTCGATTTCTCGACGTTCTCCTTTTCTCCGTCTTTCGCAAACAGTTTTTCTTTAATCGCTTCCCCTTCACGCTCCCATCCTGCAAAGATTTCGTCCAAAGAACGTTGCTCAGTGGCTAGTTTTACTGAGCCGTCATTTTGCAAGATATTGAAGTAAGGACTAGGTTTATCAGACTTAACTGCAGGCCTGATAGTAGAACGGCAACGGACATGGAATGGCGGTGCGGTTCGACCTGGTTCATATTCCTTAACAGAATGAACCTCGTGATTTTCTAACCTGCATATCTCACTTGTACGACTGTCTAATACCGCTACGATTTCGTAGTGGTCACCACCTAATTCCTTAATAGTATCTAGCGTTGCAAGGTTATTATAAAAGGTCGTCTCAGTTCTGACAAGCGTGTCTGCTCGGTGATATGCGACTCCTGTACGTTCAGAAAGAGCCCTAGCCATTCTATCAATAGACCAGCCACCTGTTAGACCTTTATTGATTGTATCACTGATAGATTTATAAACAGCTACATCATGCCCCCATACATTTGTTGAGAATGTTTTACCACTCCAGTTGCTAGCCATCTTATGCTTAACTGCATCTACACCTAATATTGGTTTCTCTATGATTCCGAAATGTGCCAAGTTCTTAGCTTGATGGATTTTACCTTTGATGTAGACGTCGCTCAGAGCTTCTGTGACCTTGTCATGTATGCCGTCTGGCTTTCCGTATAGCTCAGCCGTTAGACGCTCAATTTCGGCAAGCAAAGCCTCCTTGCGACTAATACGATGGCGATAGCTCAAAGCGTCCAACAGTGGTGTCGGTGTGTCAGGATTCAAGGCCATTTCACGGAACCTTTCAAGGGTTACATGCTTAAACTCTCTACGCTCTTTATCTGTCAGATATTGCTTGGCCTCTGCGTGAGTCATTTTATTATCAACTGCATACCTGGCATAGAACTTCTCAATCTCAGAAACCAGCTGGTGTTTGTAGTCAGCTAAGGATTGACCAATCTGGGCCATATACCTATCAGCAACTATCTGAGCGTTTTGTTCCTGTTGTAAAGCACGCTCAGTCCAATACTCATCTATCTTTTTCTTGTTCTCGGTCGTCATGATCTTCATCTACCTTTTTGAAATTGGTCTGAGAGTATGGATCTTGTCCTTGTTCCTGTTGTTCTTTCAATCGTTTCTCAACCTCTGGTTGATACCATGGATGTTGTTCACGAATGCTTAGATCGTCTAAGATACCGATTGAGTTTACACAATCTTGAATAGCTTCAGACTCATTTGAAATGATGTCACGGTTAAATACATAAGTAAATTTAGATGAGTCAAACGCTACTCCTTTGTTAGCTGCATACTGTTCTACAAACCAAAGGAATTGCTTGATACCTTTTTGGAACTCATTTTCTAGCTCATTACAATCCAAATCAAGATCTGTATAGCGCCATTTAAGAGCCTGACCACTAGCATTGCCTAGATTATCATCTTGGGTATCAATAGCTCGTGCAGCCTCATACAAGAACTTGCGAGAGCGTTCGATATCCGCTTCAACTCCGCTGGTATCATTGTCTGCTTGCAAGGTATCTACACCACCGTCGCTAGAGACTTTGATAGAGCGGAACTTGTTCAGGTTATTCATGAACTCGCCCAAGTCTGCGCCTTGATAGTTTTTCAAAACATAAATCAGTTTCGGCATATCTGCCAACATATCAGCGTTAGTAGATATTTGAAGTTGAATATTATCAATCAGAGACTTGGTTTGGACTAAAAGACCGTCCTCATACTCGTTATAGCGGAATGGAATCAGAGGGACTTTCTCCCAAGTATAAGGAATCCGTGTACCGTCTGCGTCGACGTAATAAAAATTCCCTTTGGTCTCTTTAGAAAGTGGATTGAGTTCGAGGTGTGAACCTGTCCAGATATAATCTGTAATTCCTTGTTCATCGTAGTATTCTACAAAGGTTTTAGTCTTCTTCACTCCGCTTTCGTAGACAGCTTGATTATAAACACGTACAAAGGCAGACAGTTCTAAATGACGCTCGTCTTTCCAAAAAGGGATAATCTGCTCACTTGGGATTTTAAACAAGCGTAGACGGCCATTCTCGTCGTAATAAGGCAAGCCATAAGCTATCCCTTTCATCACTGCTTCTTTACCAAGCGACTTAATCGTAGATAAAAGGTCCTCGTCAAACACACTATCTAAAAAGTCTTGTGATTCTTCTCCTTCAAGCGAGATTGTCGGTTGTTTAGAAAATAAATACCCAACCTTCTGGTCTACCAACTTCTTAAACAAACCCAATTCAATCCTTGAGTTCGTCCGCCAGTCAACATCAACCTTCTTATTTCGAATAGCCGTGCGATTTCGATAGTAGTTGTAAGCCTCTTTCATCGTGCTTACTTTCTCAGAACCCTGGTGTTCTTTTATCTCAATCTCTAGTATTTCATTTTGGGTTGTATTCTTAATCAACAACCGCCTGATTAACCATTTAAACCAATTACTCAACATTTCTCCTTCTCCTACCAGAATGATATTCCTGGCTGTCTCATATCGTCTTCAAACGCATATCTTGTAGCGTCGATTGTGTGGTCATTTACTTCTTCTAGCTTGGGTTTGGGATTTCCGTCACGGTCAACTGCATAGTCGGCACTTTCGAACTCTCTTGCGATATTCGGCGTGCGTTCTGGATCTATCACAATGGCAACCAAATCATCTAACCAGCGTTCTCCATACTCACGACTATCAGGACCTTTCTTAGCACCTCGAACAAGCGGAATATTCAGCTGCAGTTTTAACTCATCAATCGACTTAGGTTCTGCGCTATCACAGGTTATCATCTTAGATTGATAGCCTTTCTCACGGATTCTTTCAGCCAATTCACGGTTACTAATCTTCACGCCATAAATCTCATCGATAGCGTAGATAACTCGTTTCTTCTTATCGTAATGCCATCTTACAAAGGCCAGAGGGTCATTAGCATATCCAAAGTCATTCCCTTGTCGAATGTTATCGAACCTTGCTATCTCCTCGTCTGTAATCTTGCGGAATACCAGATTTTCAAACGGTGCTACACCCGAACCGATAGCCTCGCCCAGATACTCCCAACGGTAACGCTTCTCAGAACGCTCTCTCGTAGCCTCTGCTTCTTCTATAAAGGCTTGGGATATATATGGGTTATCTAAGTAAGTCGAATGGTGTACGTGGGTGTTTGGAGGCTGTATAACACTCTCGTATTTCTTATTCACCCAAGACTGTTTTCTTTTTGGAGGATTGTAAGAGTAAAAGAATTTATAAAAAAGACCATCAGCCAATTCTCCACGAAGAAGCGAGTTGGTGATTGTCTTTACTTCATCTTCAGTTTTAAATTCAGCTAACTCCTCAATCCAGCCTATCGCAAACGGAAAACGACTGTCTTTCAAGGATTTGATACGCTCTGGATCTTGTGCACCGCGGAAGATAATATAATTTCCTCTTGGGATATAGGTTATCTTCAAAGGGGACTTATTAATCTTAAATAAATGACTAACCCCTTGCTCACTAATCCCCCATTTCAATTGTTCATAGACCGACTGTTCTAATGTGTTATCTGTCTTACGAATACACACCGCATTGACTGGATAGCGCATAATCAATTGAACAATAACGTGTCCGATGTCGCTGGACTTGCCAGAACCACGCCCTCCCTTTTCAACCACATGTAAGATTTTAGGGTCAAACGCTGCACGCCACATAGAGTAAAAAGCCTTTGGAATAAATTCGCTCATTCTACGCTTCATCGCTAACTCCTATATCATCAACGAATTGAACAGCCGAAGACATCTCGATTTCTTTTCTCTCTAAATACGCACCATTCACTCTGAATATATGGTCTATAGAGCGTTGTCTTTCTTCAATCGTCGGAGTAAATTCATAAGTTGTTTCTGATATTTCCACACCTTCAGCGGTCTTTACAGTTTTTTTAGAATACCCTTGTTGAGTTTCCCCTCTAGCAATACTAGCAGAGATTGCCAAGGCTTCTACAATTGACATCGAACGTTCGTCAAAAAGTTCTTCAGTACGTTTTTTAATGTATTCAGAAATGTCAACTTTTGTCAACAATCTTTGTCCTATAGACCTCGCTGTTTTGTCAGAATACCCTGCTTTTATTGCAGCTTGTGTTGCATTTCTACTGATGATGTACTCATCTGCGAATCGTCTTTGTCTTTCATTCAATTTTCCATCACCTCCTTTCACAATCAAAAAAAGCCACACGATGTGCGACCTTTTTAAGACCTCTCATAAGAACGACAGGACTCGAACCTGTGACGTCTCAATTCCCTAAACAGGATTTAATCCGTCTACCATATATCCATTAACCAGCATGAGACTACTGCTTTAAGCGAGTGACTTTTGATAACTTATAGTTTATTATCTTGTCCACAAATATTCCTACTTGTATCACTCATGCACGATTGGTTAGACCAATCACTCCTTACACCGCAAACTACTAAGCCATTTTTCAATTAACGAAGACCCCGCTAAAAGTCTAAGCTGCTTTACTCTTTGACTTTACTCTCATCCTTGCGAGACTTGAGTAGGCAATCTAATTGCCGAAGTACACTTTCGTTTGTGACGGGCGATGACTTTTGCTTTTTTTGAGTTTTTTCTATCTTGAATAGCTTTTAAAATATAAAAATCATCTTTTCATCTATCACAGACACGCATCGCCATGTGTTTCATTCTCTTTTGAAGAACAAAATGCACAGCGCCTGCTTGTTATCGATTGTTTTGCGGACAATCAACTCACCTTACATACTTTTGGGAGGCGCCCAATTTTTGTAAGATATGGTATTAAGCTCTTGTTGCACCTCGAACCAAATACCTCTTTCCTCTTATAGACTCGTTTCACAGCCAAACTGCCACGTTTGCATTTCCTCAGCACCTTGCCGTTGGAATCTCCCTGCTTTAACTTCGCCCACCTATTCCAAAACTGAAATAGTTAAGATTAAATTGCTTAGATTGACCATTGCTGGCAGGATGTTTGATAGATTTAAAAACATCCTTTTCCTGAGTTACCACAGATTATCTAGGCTAAGCCCTAAAAATGCAAAGCGACTACTACCTTGCGTGTTAATTAGAAATCAATTTTCTGATTTATTTTTTGTAGTCTTTAAGGCGATGCCCGGAATCGAACCGAAAAGTTTGAAAATACATAGGAGAGAAAATCACTTTACGCCTGTCATCGCCAAAACGAGGCCGAAACCTCGGAAAAATAAAATAAATATAAAGGAGACGTCAATGAACGGAACAGAGGAAGGGACTCGAACCCTCAACGCCTTTACGACACCCTGATATTACAGGTAACCATCTACCAAATTCTGAGACCTCTATCCCTAATTATTGACAATACTATTTTATCATGTAAAAAAAGCCATTTCCTAGCAATTTACTTGCAAATATCTCCCAAAATTTTACGATAAACAATCAGCTTACCTTTTCGATAGGCTTCCGCAAATTCCAAAGCACCTCTACTAAGCATGCGATAGAACTCGCTCTCAGAATAACCTAAGTCCATATAGATAGCCTTGTCCGGTAATTGGATTTTCATATCCATGTACTTCTTTGCAATTACCTGCCGAACGTATGGATCCATGATGCAGTTGACTGCTCTCTCAATCTCTATAACCTCTGCTTCTGCATCCACATGTTCGATAACCATATTCTCTGTTGCTGTGTTCTTACCAGTAAATGTCTTTGGTTCAAATGAGTAGGTCGTTGTGATTTTAGGCAAATACTCAGCGCCTGCCATTCGGACATACGAGCGATAACTCTCTAGAACATCATAGACATTTTTCTTGGTGAATTGCACGTCAACCTTTTTTAATAACCTCACAACATCGCTCCTTTATGATATAATAGTTTCAAGGAATAATTCATAAAGAGGGTCAGTCGTGCGCTGGCTCTTTTTTTATATCTCAATTCCAAAGAATTGACAAATGTCTTCTGCCTCACATTCGGAAATTTCCAAACCTCTCTCCCAACAACTTATGATTGTTGAGGGATATCCTAAATGCTTTGCTAATTCTGTACGAGTAAGTCCTTGTTCCAAACGTTTTTCTTTCAAAAGCGCATTAAGATTTCCAATCTCACACTTCTTGAATAAAACATCTCTGTCCAATCCTAACTCTTTTGACAGACGTTCTTTCTGACGATCGCTTGGTATCAGACCTCGTTCCCAATTTGAAAATGTCTTTGGACTAATACCAAATCTCTTTGAAGCTTTTCTTAAAGATAGACCTTTACCAATTCGCCACAATCTAATCTGTTCTGAGAAAAATTTCCTATCCTTCATCATCCACCTCAATCTTTATCACTTTCCTGCCATTCGGGTATCTATTCCAATAAGACTTCCAAGAATAATATTTTATTGACGCTTCACTTATCCCTGTTTCTTTACTGATCTCTTCAAGCGTCCCTAAAATCACGAACGTATCCCCTTGATATAGAGCATACTCACTCATTACTTAGCTCCTCAATAAGCCAATCAAGGTTCTTTCTGGCTTTTTTCAAGTCTTCAAGACCGTTCTTCTTCTGGAAGCGAAGCATATACTTGATTGCATTGCCCCAGTAAAATCCTTCTACTCCTTCTAATCCAAAAGCAAAATTCTTAACGACTTCGATGGCTTCAAGTCCGAATTTTCCCTTATAATGGCTAGGGTTGTTGACTTTATCAACATCGTTAAATTCTTCCAAAACTTGTTCATAAGACTTTTCTTTCATTTTACAGATCCTCCTCTTTGACAAACGAGCCGTCTACCATCTTACCCTTACGGTCTTTAATCTCGTTCCATGCCATCTGGAAGCACTCAGCAATAGACCAACCTTTCTGCTGACAGTAGATGGTCAGCACTACCAAAATATCACCTACAGCATCCTTGCTCTCATCATCTCGTTTCTTGAGATGCGCCTGTGCCAATTCGCCTGCTTCTTCAAATAACTTCAATGCTTGAGCCGTGCTATTGTCGGGATTATCTAGCCCTCGCTCTTTCGCCCAATGTTCAACATGATGCGCTAATAATTCCATGTTTGTTGTCATAACATTACCTCATCCCCTATTTTGATTTTCTCAAATTGTTCTCTAGTGACTACGAAAATCCCATAATCTCTAATAGTCACTGTATACAGTTTCCCATGCCGTCCTTTCTCGACGACCTTACCGAATATCTCAGCGCCTTGATTATCCGTCTTATAGATAACCATCGGCTTCTTCTCTTCTAAATCTCGAATCCTGTCCATCTGCCAGATGTTTAGTCCAGCAGATAGAAGAACCCAGATAGCTATGAATCGTTTCATGTTCACTCCCTGTAATTATTGTAAATTTCAATAGCTGGAATTGATTCATTATCAATAGCAGAAGTAATTATTAGCTCGTTTCCAACTTTTTTCTGAAATTCTAGCAACTCCTCTATCGAATTAATTTCGATAAAATGCCCCTCTGCACCGTTCGGGAATTCTCTTTGTATTCGACCTTTAGACGTTTTATGATTAACTCCTTTAGAAAGCCAATTGCCTTCTATCCTAGAAAATCGCTCATCATATTCTTCAAATGTCGAACAGCCTCTAACTTGTATTTTTGTGTATTTTTTAATCACGGTGTTAGGGATTTGATTTTCAACCCACCCGCTTGTGCTTGTTAGTAAAAATTCCATCACTCCACCTCCTTGTTTTATCTTACTTGTTTTTCTAGCCAGCTAAAAAGCAGACCAAATTGCTCCGTCACCAGCTCATCATCATTATATTGTTTACAAATTTCTCCGATTGACGACACCGCCCATAACCAATAAGCATCCGAACCAAAACCGACCTCTTGGCTCTTTTGATTACTACTTGCCATCCATTCCGGAATAACTTTGCTAAAGAAATCGATGTAATCAATTCTCATGGCAATTCCTCGACCTTGATATAGATTCCAACTGTGTCAGCCCAGAACTTTTCTGCTATTTCGCTGGCCACTTGTGCATCATCTTGCCAGTATCCAAGTTTCGTCATGCAGTCCTTGAGTAGCTTCTGCAGATTATCTGTGTCTGGCTTTGTAGTCTTGTACTGGCCATCGTAGCTTTTTTTGATACGAGGGAAACACCACTTAACTGTAAGCCGAACCGCTCCTTCAAATTTATCAGTAGGAACATACCGAGCAAGCAAGCTCTCAAATTTCGCTCTGGCATTTTTTAGGTCCTCTGGCTCATAAAATATTGGCTTACCAGATCTCACATTTACCTTTTTCTGTTGATGAGTTGTTGTCGGTATTTTTTTCATCGGTAAAAAGAATTCAATCATCAGCCAACTCCCTTAAAATTACACCCAAGGTCGCACTAGCGCTCATAAGCAATCCAAATGAGTAATCTGGATTAAGTGCCATCTCTTCAAAATCATCTTCACATTTATCCAACAAGTCATCGATTTCCTTTTTAAGATTATCAATATCTTTTTTATTTAATGTCATTTTTTACCTTCTTTTTTTATACGCGCCTAAGTTCAGAGTGAAGGACAGGGTTACAGGGTTACAAGGGGCGGATGCATAGCCCCCTTGTACCTGTACCTGTTCTTCTGAACTCTCAGGGACACTTCCTAAATATCTCTCCTCAAGGAGGGAGATATTCTGTCCCTAGCTTTGTCCCTGAGTTTCTCGGGTTTGTCCCTAGAGCTTAAAACCCGCATGGTTGTGCATTTTCTCAGGGACATTCTCGGGTTTGTCTTTGTCCCTAGAGACACTCCAGAGACACAGGGACACTCTCGGGTTTGTCTCTGAGAGCCAAGGACATTCCCGAGGGACACTCTCGGGTTTGTCTGTCGGGTTTGTCCTTGTCCCTACTCTGTCCCTGGCTCTTCTTTGGGTGTGATTTGATTGTTTTTTACTTCAAAATCATCTCTATTTTTGACCCATCTTCTGATAGTTTTTTCGCTAACTGGATTGTCTTTTGTTGAAAAATATTCCACCATTTCACTCAGCTCTACCGGATTAATTCCGTCGAATAATGCATCCATAGCAGTAGTGAATCTCTCGTCAGCAGATTTCTTTTTCTTCTCGTTGCCTTTTTTACTATCTAGATTCTTTTTCCAATTGGGCGTAGTATCTTCTAATTGGATATCTGCTAACACACCTGATTCATCAAGTGTATGCACTGGATAGCTGAACCACATATTCACTGGCTTGAATTTGGCAAACTCTCGGAGCGTACCTTCCACACGCCATGCGGTTGCTATCTGAATCTTATTGCGAGCTTCTTCGAGCTTGTCCGTGTAGGGCGCTCGAGCCATGACATCAGGAATACCCTTTTCAAAGTGCGTCCGCATCTGTGCAGGACTCAAGATGTCATCTAGTCCGACATTCTGTTTGTAATAGGCATTATTTCGTTCTTGCAAAGCTTGTTTATAAACCTCGCATGCTGCTTGGTTCAGTCGCTGTGTCAGCAATTCTTCTGACACTTCTAGCTCTACTAAATCGATAAGTGCGTCAGGATCTCGAGCGAATACACCCGAACCACTAGCGCGGTCCATGGACTTCTTGCCACCTTGCGAACCTTTTGAGTGGTGGTGACAGTAGATAACGCTAGAACCTAACTCTGTGGCCACTTTGTCGAATTGATTGGTAAAGTGGGCCATTTGGTCCGCGCTATTCTCGTCACCAGTCAAAACTTTATAAATCGGGTCGATGATGACTGCGATATAGTTTTTCTTCAAAGCTCGACGAATGAGTTTGGGTGCTAGCTTGTCCATCGGTACGGTCTTCCCACGAAGGTTCCAGATATCAATGTTACTGATGTTTTGTGGTGGCAATCCCATCGCTTGATAAACATCACGGAAACGATGTAAAGCAGATGGACGGTCTAATTCCAGATTGACATAGAGGACACGCCCTTGGGTACAATCCCAACCAAGCCATTTCTTGCCCTCTGCGATTGCAATCGACATCTCGATTAATGCGAATGACTTGCCAGCCTTAGACGGTCCAGCAATCAACATCTTATGACCTTGACGAAGCACGCCTTTAATCAGCTCAGGCGCCAATTCTGGCAAATTATCCCAACTGTCGGCCAATCCTTCAGGATCAGGTAAATCATCGTTCAAATCTTCAATGTATTGATACCATTCATCCCAATCAGTCTTACCGATATTCGTATCTACCAAGAATTGCTTCTGTCCATTACGTATGAACCCAGGCATACGAGATAGTCTACTTGGATTTCGATTCTGTGTATCGACGATAATGCCGTTCTTTTGACAGATTTTATAAAGATAATCAACCCGGTTACGGTATTCTTCGTAATTCTTGGCATCTACTTTGACGATGGCATGGAGTGATTTATTTCCACTGTGTACTAAAGCAACAATAGGTAGTTCAAGTTCTTTGTAGATAGCGTTTTGTTTATCAATTGGCATGCTGTCGGATTCGACCAGGGCATATCTGAAATCTGTCACGTTTTCATTTTTTGCGCCTTTCCCATCCATTGGATTGAATCGAACCCATGCGCCAGCTTCTTCGTGATAGTCACCTAACACTGCACCGATATCGCCATTACATCTACTAAGTTCTTCAATCAATTGTCCAGCAGTACGGTCATAACCTCCCTTTGTCGGCAGCCATTTGATAATCTCGCCAGTTTCGTCGTCAGTTTTTGGATAAGATTCAGTCACATAACCAACATTTTCACTGGCCTCGAAGAGTGTTTCAAGGTATTTGATAATCTCCTGAACCGGGTTCCAAATAGTTGGCTCATGGATTTCCTTACCTTCAATCCAGTCTTTATCAATAACACAATAATCACGGTCTATTGTATCGGTCCAGCCTAATTCATGTGCATTCTCGCTATCGTAGCTGGATTGCGACACCCAGCCATTTTCTTTAGCAAGTTGGGTAATCGTCGCACCAGTCACAATAGTTCCTGCTTGTTCGTTGAAAGTATCCCATTTCTTGAAACACTCAAATTTCTTGTATCGGCTATCATTTTGTGACCAGTTATCCCAGTCGGATGCTGTATATCCTTCATGTTTAAGAGCCATACCGACATTGACCCACGTCTGATAATCTACCGTGGCAGGATTGATGTAATCCAGCAACGGCAACAAATTAAAATCATTCTCTGCCACTATCTCCTCCTTCTTAATTTAGTACATATTCAGCTGGTCGCACGCTCGTCGGAAGTCTCCATCCGTTAGCTGCTATGCGGTTAATCATGTTCTTGGCTTCTTCGAATGGCCACATTCCCACATCTTTGAAACCGTATCTTTCAAGTAATCTGATTTGTTTAGGTGTTGTTAAGCCTTCTTGTTGTCTTTTGTTAAGTCTATCTAGTAATAGATTTGCCTTACCTGCGTTTCCAATCTCATCAGTAAAGATGCCGTATTTCTCAAGAGCTTTAATTTGCTTATCACTAGCAGGTGCCATCTCCCATCCAAAGTTAGGTACGTAGTTTGATAAATCTTCAGCATGGATAGACATTTCAAATTGCAACGGATCAACTAGCTTACGTTTACGCTTACGCATTTCTTCCAATTGTTTGGCCAAGGCTTCTTCGCGTTGAGCAACTACGTCTTCTGCTGCCTTGACTTCCATATCTTCGAGGTCAAGCATGACACCAGTTTGCTCTTCCATGTTCTCAACCATTTTCTGAGCGACTTCTGGAGTCTCACAGATTAAGTGAGCTGGACGGCATAGCTCGTGGCGTTCTGTATGCCAGAGGAAGTCTAGCAAGAGTAATTCTTCCTTTCCTGGATGTAAACGAGTACCACGCCCCACCATCTGGCTATATAAGGCACGTACCTTAGTAGGTCTTAGCACTACTACACAATCCACTGACGGGCAATCCCACCCTTCAGTCAATAACATCGAATTACAAAGCACGTTGTAACGGTCTTTCTCAAAGTCTTCTAAGATTTCTGCACGATCCTTGGACTTTCCATTGACTTCAGCAGCACGAAATCCTTTTGCGTTTAGGATATCGCGAAACTTCTGCGAGGTCTTTACCAAAGGCAAGAACACGACTGTCTTGCGGTCTGCACATTGCTTGACCATTTCATCTGCTATCTGCTCCAGGTATGGGTCTAGTGCCGTTCCGACATCGCTCGCCTTGAAATCTCCTGCCGACATGCTGACATTTGATAAATCCAAACTTAGCGGAATTGTCAAAGCCTTTATTTTAGATAAATAGCCTTCTTTGATAGCTTGTACCAACGAATATTCATAAGCGAGACTATCAAAGTAGGAGCCAAGGTTTTTCATATCAGATCTATCTGGCGTTGCTGTTACACCGAGGACATTAGCAACATCGAAATATTTCATTACTTTCATATATCCATCAGACAAGATATGATGAGCCTCGTCTACAATAATCACATCCCAATAATCTTTAGGAAATTGATTTAAACGTTTGTCACGTTGTAATGTTTGCACCGAACCAACTGAAACCCTGTACCACGAGCCTATAGCTGTACTATCAGCTTTTTCTAACGCAGTTTTCAAGCCTGTAATTTTAAACAATTTATCAGAAGCTTGTTCCAACAATTCTGTTCTGTGTGCTAAAATTAGAACTCTTTTCCCTTGCTTGACCATTTCTTCAGCTAATTTAGTAAAAACCACAGTCTTACCACATCCTGTCGGAAGAACCAGCAAAGTGCGCTTTCTGCCATTGTTCCACTCTTCCTGAATAGAGTTAATACTTTCCTGTTGATACTTTCTTAATTCCATATCAAACACCTCTTTGAGGAGTTTGAGCTATTTTATCTATAGACCAACCTCTATCTAATCTGTGTTGTAATGAAGAATAGCTAATTCCGATTTTTCTGGCAAATTCAGCCATGGTGTAAGTGCTATTTTCGAAAGTGATTATTCTGTTATTTCGGACATTATTTGCTTGAATGATACCGTCCACCCATCTACAGTTAGAAGGTTCATAATTACCGTTAACATCTATCCTATCAATAGATAAGTTATCAGAGTATCCATTAGACAACGCCCAATCTCTAAAAGTATTGTAGTCGTTCCATTCATCACATATTGTAATACCTCGACCGCCATATCGTTTGTAATCAGAACGATTGGGATTGTTGCAACGTTGACGCATATTCTTCCATGTTTGATATAAGCGTTCTTTATTACTTTTGCCGTGTATCTTTTTTTTACATCCGCAACTAACAGTGTGGCCAGATAATAAAGAATCAGATTTTACAGTTATATTTTTACCGCATTTACATTCACATTCCCATTTAACGACTGGTTTCTTGCCGCCCCCTTTATCGGGGGAACGGCGAAGAACTTTCAAGAAACCGAATCGTTGGGAGGTTAAGTCATTTCTTAACTTACCTGCCATCTCTTACCCCCTAGAATTGCCCAGCTTGGTATCCAGCTTGTCCTTGTGGTTGTTGCGCAAAATTCGACTGTTGTGGTTGCTGATAGCTTTGTTGCATTGTTTGTCCAGGTTGTTGGTTCAACACTTTTGTATAGTCCACATCTTCAGGATAGAGCATAGACTTAACTTCGTTATAATTATTTTCCTTGTATTGTCGAGTTCCGACTTTACATACACCAGTTGCGCCGATGATTGTATTCCAGTTCATGCGCAGTGGTTCGCCTTTTTTCTTCTGACCGATTGCAGCAAAGAATGCAGATAGCATTCCTTCAGTTGAGCTGTGCAGGAATAGATTGTGACGCAATTCGGTTTCACCTTCGTTAGCTACAATCTTAATGCTGACGATAGCCTTGTTACACGCTGGCAATTTTCCGGGATTTTGTGGATTTGGCATGTGGCGTGTGCGTTCCATACCGATTACTGTAAAGTGGTATAAACCGTCAGGTAGTAGGACGTATTCCGAGTCTTTTTCAATCGTATCTTCCCATCCAAATTCGCGTTCAAAGTTGTTGTATTGTTGTTGTGTCATGTTGTTTTTCTCCTTATGCTAAAATTGTGATTTTATCGTTGTTTGCAAGTTCTGTTTTTAAATAATCTGAGATGTTTTTAACAGCATCTAATTTCCATTTGCCCCCATCCGCTTCAAAGAGAGCTAGATTCGCTGATTTGTTAACTCTGAATACAAACTGACTTGCTGGTTGTTCTACTTCATTAAAGGTACGATATGGTCGTAAGGTTACTGGATTTGGAGTCTTAGCCTGTGCTAGACTTGCTACACCATCACGAACAGTCACCGTTTGTGTAACGCCGTTATCTTGAGCCTCTGCCCCTTTTTCGATTTTTAAGTGACTAGCAAAATCTAAAACTAGATTGCGGTCTGCATCATTGATAAACATAGATTGCAACATAATATTAAACTCTTCCTGATTACACCAATTACTAAAGGGGATAAATGGAACAGATGCCTTTACAGATACAAGTTGAGGACGTTTGCCATATTCAATATCCACTTGATCATACACAGAAACTTTTTGATAACTTTCTACCACCACTACAAGTCTATGACCACCGATAAAGTCGTTATCTGATTTGAGATAGTCAACTAGACTTTTGAGTGTCTGAAGCTCAAGGATAGGTGCGTACTTACGAGGGTTAAGTTCCTGTAAGTTATATTCATTGCTGTCAAAATATTCCTTTCCAGTTTCTGAACGAATGATTTTATTTTCTTTACCCGCTAGTTCGACTGCGTATGATAATGCATCTTTAATATTTTCTGTCATGGTTAGTTACCTGCTTTCTTTTTGTTGTAATCAATAATATTTGTATTTTGTTGTTCGACTTTTTCGATGAGCTCCCCAGTATCTGTTCTCATATCACCATTGTCATCAAAGTAAGTTTGACCAGGTATACCACTTTTAAGTTCATTAGCGTGGATTTTACCAGCATCATCACGACCGACAATGACAGTTGTCGCAACACCTTTCTGCGGTGCCAAAGTAGATTTTACTTCCATACCTGTCTTAACGACAGTACGTTCATCATCTGTTGACATCGTTAGCGTGATAGTAACCTTACGAGTTGCCTTAGCTTCCGTATTTGGATCCAGGATGTTATCAAGAACTTTTTCTAGTTCTTTATCAACCTTCTCTTGTAAGGCTGTATTGGCGATTTTTGATAAATCGATTTTAATAGTTTTATCTTTCATAGATACCTCTTGTTATACTTTGCAATAATTTCTAATTCCCAAAATCTACACCGTGAAGGGCAATTCTGGTTCTTTTCTCACTTGGTTTTCGATGACTTCTAAAGTTGCTTGCCAATGAGCGACAATCATTTCCCAGTAGTCAGTCGGAAAACTTTCAATAGAAGTCCCTAGTGGAAAATGCCCGCGAATGTAAGCGACTTTTTGAAGTTCTTCTTCTGTCACGTTCCCTTGCGTCATGAGGTCTGTCAAACTCTTTGGCAAGTTCGTGTGATATTGTGCAGGCGTTGCCTGTGGTATGCCAGGAGCTTCATTTTGAGGTTTTTCAGCTACCTGCGACATATCGAGAGGCAATTCTTCTTGAACTTGCTCAGGGGTTTGCTGTACGGTCTGCTGAGGTTCTGGAGTGACTGTCTGAGGTTGTGGTGGAATAGGTTGCGTTTGTTGACTCGCAAAGATATGAGCGATTCCAGCGTAATGAAATGGCATTTCGTCAGGTAACCCATGACGGTTCTTAGCATCCCAAGCCGGCCGATGGTTGGTATACATTACACGTTCACCGCCTTGCGCCTTCTTCTTGCCGTTATCAGTCGTCATGACCAAGGTCTTGTAATTGGCGAATAAAACCATGTCTGCCCATTCTTTGACAAGCGGTGCCGTCTTAGAACCTGTCTTTTGGCCAAGTTTCAATTCGTATCGGTCGTAAGAACCCATCTCGTCCGGCTGTTCAAACTTCTTGATTTGAGCGTGTGCAGTCAATACTACATTGATACCCATATCAACCAAATCAGACAAGCTATTCAAGAAACGTCCCATTTCTTCCTGAACATAGGTATAACCTTTACCCCAACCAAAGTCTTCAATCCCTTGCTTACCATGTTGCGAACAGATGTAATTAACTGCCAAAGCTTCCGCCCAGTCAATCGTATCAATGACGAGTGTCCCACACTCAGTCGAATTCGCCTTGATAAAAGCAATCTCATTGATGAGCATGGTCCAGCTTGTCGGTTTGTCTAACCGAGCTACATCCATGTTATCTGTTGACCCTTCCGTATCGATGAAGACCGCATTTGGGAATTCAGCAGCAAACGTGGACTTACCAATTCCTTCTGGTCCGTAGATAACTACCTTTTGAGCTCGCGCCCGTTTTCCTCTTGTGATTTGCATTATTCACCTCCAAAAATCCCTTCTACCAAGGAGCGTAAAAATTTTTCTTTATTGATATCATCAACATTCTGAAGCGGTTCGTTAGGTTCTTTTCCTTCTAATGTTTCAATTAAGAATTCAGCTTTTACACGAATTAACTCGGCTTCAAAAATACGAGCCATTCCTTTGTAAATATTTTCTTCTTTAATCAAGTAGTCTTCTGGAATAATCAAAGCATCGTTTACACATTCTACCCAGCTCGCTTCATAAGCTAGACGACCTGTCCGATTTTTATAATCTGATAAAAAATATCCTGTTTTTTTGTCACGTAATACGATAAAAGTTTCTGTTTTTTTCATGATTGTTCTCCTTTAGTTTTTAAAATCCACCTTGCCATGTTTTAGGCGCTTGTGCCACCTCTGGCTTAACGCTATACCCGTCTTCAATCAGGATACTACATTCATCACCAGTCGATACACGAGTCGCAATTGCTTGCAATCCTTCCTGCTCAAGCCATGCGCCGAATTCTTGTAAAGTCAGCTGATCCATTTGCTCCAGCTTGTCAATCAACACAAAACCACACTCTGGCTTCAATTTACGCACGATTGCAGTCGCAACTTGTAATTGCTGGCTACCAGACATGTTATCCCAGCGCTGTCCAAGGTAGAGCAATTCGCCATCATCCACGGATAAGCCTGGCAACGGTAAGTCTGCATTGGTAAGCAAATCTGTTTTCTGCTTGCGGATGTCTGCAATCACATTATCAAGTTCCTTGTATTGCTCGCGATAACCCTTGGCATCTTCTTCTGCTTTATCCTTGTCCAGATTAGCACGCACTTTACGATTGATTTCGTCAATCTCTGCGATGTTCTTTTCGATTTCTTCAGTAGATTCATCGAGAAGATCCATGGCATCGGTATTCGCTATAGCCAAGTCTTGAGCTAATTGGCTTTCTTTTTCTTTGGCATCGGCCAGCAATTGCTCCAGCCGTTCAACCTCTGCAGTTGCTGAGTCATGTTGATTCTGGATAGATACCAAATTCTGGCGCTTACGAGCATTCTCCCCATTCTTAGCGAGGATAGCCTGTTGTTGTTGAATAAGTTCAGAGATAGATACTAACTCTTTCGGTGCCTCTGGGTAGTAAGGTTGTTCTTTTGCGAACTTCTCCTTTTGGTCAGCAATCACACCGATTGCGTGACGCTCGTCATATTTGGTCTTTTCTTGCATCTCCAGTTCAGCCAATTGCGGACCAACTCCGATAATCTGCAACAGAGTTTTAGCCTTCTCTTTGCTGGTCTGCTCCATGAATTTTGGTAAGTTGATAGCCAGTTCTTCCACAAAGCTATCCAGCAAGTTTTGACCAGCCTTATTGCCGCTTGGGTCAATCACCTTGAGAGTGCTGTTCTTACCACTGCGCTCCACAATCAAGCCATTTGATAGCGTGATTTTTAAGCTAGGCGGAATTGTACTGCCTTCTCTCTGAGCTTGGCTAGGTTTATACTTATTGCCACCTAACGCCCAAGCAATTGCGTCCAGCACACTTGTTTTCCCTTGGTTGTTATTTCCACCAACGATTGTCAAACCAGTCTCTGACGGCTCTAATTTGATCGCTTTAACACGTTTGACGTTTTTAATTTCTAATTTATTAATCGTCACCATCTTTTTCTCCTCCGACTCTTAAAGATTTGACAGGTATTTGAATCTCTTCAACTTCCGCATATTCAAGAGCGAAATCAAGTAGCTGGTTTAAAACGTCAATCAATTTCATATCGCACTCATCCGCGAGGTCTATAATACGCTCATAGTGTTCGCGAGCTACTCTGATACGTGGTGTTGGTTCTTGTGTTCCTTTGGTTTTATATTTTCTGTTCATCTTTCTACTCCTTAACTAACCCTACAGGCGGTTCTACATCATAAGTAAATTGCTTATCTGAATTTCTCAGATTCATCCGTGCGACATCGTTTGCCATCAGCTGACACTCTTTTTGTTTCATTTCAGCGTGGTCATCTAGTTTATTCACTAGCGACCATAGTCCAATTCCTACGATTGTTACCAGATAAATGTATTCCATCATTTTGCTTTTTCCTTTTCTTTGTAGATTGCTACGATTTTTTCTAAATCAGCTATACGCTGATTCGCTTGTTGGTATTTTTCTTGAAGGTCAATCAATGCTCTGTTTAAATCCATAGCAACGACTTTCCAGTCAGTGTTTATTTCTTTGGATAGTCGATTTTTTAGTTTTGTCAGTAAGTTCATATCATTCTCCTAAATTGCGGTTCGTTGCCAGTTTTTGTGATACCATTCAATGACCGCATCTCGAGGGTATTTCTCACGCTTTCCTTCTATCCGTGGAAAATCCTTATGACTATTAAAACGATCATCAAATGTTCCTGTGTCTCTTGTACCAAGCAACATCTCAGAACATTGCGACTTGTTTAATTCCATTGGATAACGTTTCTTTTCATCTGTGATGACGTTCATCACTTTTAAAGTTCTATCCATCAATCCAGCTTCAAACTGGTCTAATAATTGATTCATTAAGTCATTCATGATATAATTTCCTTGAATAATTTTGTTGAGCGCCTGATTGCCGTCAGGTGCTTTCTTTGTTTTACATTAGACAGAAAGTCTAATCCTTGACAGGCTTGGCTTTTAATTCAATTTCAATAATACTAAGTCGATCGATTGCTTCTTGCAATTCTTCGGCTTTTTTTGATACTTCTTTACAGGCTTCCTTTAGTTCTTCAATACCCGAAACTTCAACATTAAACCGATATCCTATTGGTCTCATCTCTACTCCTTTCTGTTTGTGGTATAATGAAATCAAAAACGAGGTAATTCTGATGTTTAGTTTGATTGATATTTTGAATATTTCTGCTGCATGGATTGGTGCTATAACTGGTGTCACAGGCCTGTTCTACTCAATTTTTATAAATAGAGCTCGATTATTGATAACAGATGCCTATGCAATGGAAGTGGCAAATGAAGCTCCTTACAAATATTCTTTTGATATTGTTAACCCAAGCAACAGCACATACACAATCAAAAGCATTCAATTATTCGATGATGACGGGAAGGAAATAAAAGATAATAACTTTGATCCATACGAAACACTCCCTCTTCACAAGTATGTTTTGAGAAAAGATGATTTACATTCCTATCCCTTCGAAGTTGATGAAATTATTTTCCCTCATAGTAGTATTACCTACTCTTATTACTTGGATAGTTTACCGTGTAAAATCAAAGTTAAGACTAGTAAGAGAATTCGTTTCATTTTCAAACATAAATCATTCCATCCTGTCTTTTATAAAGCAAAATAGATTTATTACAGCACAAACTACATTTACGCTTGTTACTATGATTAGTCCTAGTTCACTCATTCCATACTCCTTTCTGATATGATTTTAAATCATATATAGTTTAAAATTTTTTATGTGGCTTGCTTATTTATTCCAAGAATATCATCAGTAGACACATTAAAAAATAAAGCTAGACTAATAAGATACTCGCCTGAAATCTTAGTCTGGTCTTTTTCCCAGTTGCTAATAGATGTTTGAGTAACGCCTAATTTTTTTGCTAGTTCACGCTGTGACATCTTATTGTGTCTGGCTCTTAATTCTGCGATAGAGACCATATGTGAATCACTCCTTTCTTGATGATGATTATATTTTATATGATTTAAAATCTTGTGTCAAGTATTTTGTGTGATTTATTTTCTCTTTTTTTGAAAAAAACGTTATTTTTGTATTTTATTTAAAACTTTTTTCTTATATGCTTGATTTATAATCATGACTCTGATATAATTTACTTATCAAAAAACAAAAGAAGGAGATATCCTATGGAACAATTGGGAGACCGAATAAGAAAGTTGAGAGAAAGTCGTAATATGACACAGACTGAACTTTCAGAAATTCTTGGTATGAAATCCTATACTACTGTTTCGAAATGGGAGAAAAACGAGAATTTTCCTAAAGGTAAAGACCTAAAGAAATTAGCAGAAATTTTTAACGTCACTTCTGACTATCTTTTAGGGCTGTCAGACACAAAACTTGGAAAGATTACTACACAGAACGAACACCCTGAAATCCTAACCATCTACAACCAGCTTGAAGAGCCTAAACAAGAAAAAGTCCTTGACTATGCCAAGGAACAACTAGAAGAACAAAACAGCTCCAAGATTGTCTCTATCTTTGATAAGCCTCAAGATGGCGACTATATCACTGACTACGTAGAAGGCTTGGTTGCAGCAGGACACGGAACTTTCCAAGAAGACAATCTCCACATGGAGGTGAAATTGCGTGCCGAAGATGTCCCTGAAGACTACGACACTATCGCTAAGGTGGCTGGTGACTCCATGGAACCAATGATTGAAGATAACGACCTGCTCTTTATCAAGGTCACAAATCAAGTAGATATCAACGACATCGGTATTTTCCAAATCAACGGTAAAAACTTCGTTAAAAAGCTGAAACGTGACTATAACGGCGGTTGGTATTTGCAAAGCCTCAACAATAGCTATGAGGAAATCCATCTGACAGAGAATGACGACATCCGAACTATCGGGGAAGTTGTCAGTGTGTATAGAGAGAAATAAAAAAGGAAAGTAGGTAATTACAATGGGAATGTTTAAAGGTCCTAGCACTCTTTCAGTCGCTTCAGAAGCTGAAGATTTACAATATGTTGTCTTACAGGTAACTTTAAAAGAGAAACTTTTTGGTACAGGGTCGCGTAACCTTACAGCATTAGAAGAGGTTATCAACGAACAAGCAGCCAAAGGCTATAGACTTCACACAATAAGCACTGCTAGTGGCGGTAGTTCTGGTTTTGGTGGTGGTGACCGTATCCAAGCGACTATGGTATTTGAGAAAATTTAAAAAATCCCCACACTCTGCATCTTCAAACTTAGAAAGTGCAGGGGGAGATACAAAAAACAGCTTTAGATAGCCTGTAACGAACAATAGTGAAAACCAACTGTTTCCATTTTGGAAACAACTCAAAAAGCCCCACGCTCAGAAGTTTGGCGACCGAGAGCGTGAGGCTGTAGACAAGAAAAAAGCATTAAAAAAGCTATTTTTCTTGTACCCATTTTATCAAAAAAGAGGTACAAATTCAATGGCATATTTTAGAAAAAGGGATAACGGTTGGGAATATCGTATCTCTTACAAAGACAAAAATGGCAAATACAAGCAAAAGTCAAAAAGTGGATTTAAGACCAAGAAACTGGCTCAAGCTGCAGCAAGAGAGATAGAGGAAAACTTATCCGAGAATATCCTAACAGACAAAGATGTCACACTTTATGATTTTGTCAAAACATGGTCCAATGTATACAAACGACCTCACGTCAAGGATAAGACCTGGGATACATACACTAAAAACCTAAAGCATATCGAGACTTATTTTGGAGAGTTAAAAGTAAAAGATATCACTCCCTTGTATTATCAAAAACGGCTCAATGAGTTTGGTGAGAAATACGCCCAGGAAACCCTCGAAAAATTCCATTATCAAATCAAAGGCGCTTTAAAAGTGGCAGTCAGGGAACAAGTAATCAGTTACAACTTCGCTGAAGATGCTAAAGTCAAATCTCAGATAGAAACCAGGTCAGAGGATAACGACTTCTTGGAAGAGAGCGAATATAAGGCTCTGATTTCATCCACACGCTCGAATATACAGTATGTGTCCTATTTCACCCTCTACCTACTTTCAGTAACTGGCATGCGTTTCTCTGAGGCTCTGGGGCTAACTTGGAACGACATAGATTTGAAGAATGGAGTTATAGATATAAATAAGTCTTTTGACTATTCAAAGACTCAAGATTTTGGAGACTTAAAAAACGAGAGTTCAAAAAGAAAAATCCCGATTGATAAGAACACAATTGAGACTTTAAAAACTTATAGAAAAAAATACTGGCAAGCGAACATAAAGAACCGTGTTTGTTTTGGAGTTTCAAACTCTGCTTGTAACAAACTCATTAAGAAACTGGTAGGCAGGCCTGTCAGAAACCACAGCCTAAGACACACTTACGCTTCTTACTTGATATTCAAAGGGATAGACATTGTAACTATATCGAAGCTATTAGGACATGAGAGCCCAGATATAACCCTAAAAGTATACTCACACCAAATGGAAGCTTTGGCAGATAAAAACTTCGAGCAAATAAAAGAAATATTTCTAACGGCTTAAATTTGGGGCGGATTTGGGGCGAAATACCCACAAAGCCCGATAAATCAATGGTTTTTAATCCGTCTACCGCCTTCTATAACTTGATTTATCAGGTTTCAAATGAACAGAAAGCCCAGGTTAAGGGGCTTTTTTCTTTTTCTTCTAATGGATACATATAACTTACAAAAATTTTTGGAGCAAATTTGGGACAGACTTCTTTTTAGGAGACAATCTTTTGATACTCAATGAAAATTAAAGAGCAAACTA